CCAGCCCGCTGGCAAAGAACTTTTATGGTTCTTGATGAAGAAGGCTTGCCTGTTGTTAGTTACCCCAACAGTGCTGCAAATATGGTACCCGCAACACAAAAGTTCTACGAAGCCGTAGTGAATGAATCATTTACTCACGATGGAGATGAACGCCTTGCACGCCATGTTGCCAACTGCGTAACAAAACAATCTAGCCGTGGTGTTATGGTTGCCAAAGCAAGTAGCAGGCGTAAGGTGGATGCCGCCGTTGCTTCAATCTTTGGTTATGATCGCGCTACTCAACCAGCCGAACCGCCAGCACCAGTTGCAAGATTCTTTTCAATTCAGGTATAGGGAGCATAATGAAGAAGATTGATCTATCAGTTGCAGTTGAAGTTGTGGGCGTAACGCTTGCAACAACTGGGCTTGCAATGATTTCAGTGCCGCTAGCTTTAATTGTTGCAGGTATTTTTTTGGTATGGATAACAGAGAAGGCTAACTAATGAGTTTATCAAAGCGTTTGGCAGGTTCAGGCAATAAGCGTTCAGCAAACAATCAATACATAGAGCCACTGATTCCTGGCCGCCCAGCGTTTAGTTCAATTGCTGGAGTAGTCGTAGATTCTGAATCTGCTATTCGTATGTCCACTGTTTATTCTTGTGTGCGCCTATTGGCAGATGCAACATCATCACTACCTGTTGGCGCTTATGTGCGCCGTGGTCGTAACCGCTTGCCTTACTCAGTTATCTACGGCGATCAACCAAATTGGATTGCCCGCCCAAATCCTGAAACAACACGCCTTGAGTTTTATGAGCAAATTGTTACTTCACTCAAACTTGAGGGCAACGCTTACATTCTTACAGTTCGCGATGATATGGGCGATGTTCAAGAGTTATATGTAATTGACCCACGCAATGTGCGCATCGAACGCTTAGGGCCAGGTGAGCCATTAGTTTATTTTGTAAAAATTAAAGACTCACAAGGTTTTTATGAGCAACGCCTGACAGACAAAGAAGTTTTACACATCCCTGATTTCCGCCTACCAGGTCAGCGCTACGGCCTCAGCCCAATTGCGGCTTGCCGTACAACACTTGGCGCAGCGATGGCAGCAGATGTTTATGCCGCTTCATATTTTGGCAATGCAGCCAACCCTGGCGGTGTGATTGAAGTGCCAGGTGAGTTAACTGAAGAACAGGCATCAGACATTGGCCGCGATTGGAACCTCACCCACACTGGCCCATACCGCGCAGGCAAGATCGGTATTCTTTCAGGCGGTGCTTCTTTCAAGCCGCTACAAATCAACGCACAAGATGCGCAGTTGTTAGATACTCGCCGTTTCTCAGTTGAAGAAATTGCTCGTATTTTCCGCGTTCCACTATCGCTACTTGGTCATCCAGTAGCGGGTGCAATGTCATTTGCATCAGTTGAAGCCCAAAACCTTTCATTTGTTCAGCACTCATTGCGCCCAATCTTGGAGCGAATTGAACAATCACTTTCAACATTGCTGCCTGAACCTGATGGATTCATTCGCTTTAACCTTGATGCGCTGCTACGCGGTACAACAATTGAGCGCTACGATGCTTACACAAAGGGATTGCGTGAAGGATTCCTTTCACTCAACGATGTTCACGCTTACGAAGATATGGCACCAATTGAAAATGGCGATCAGTACCGTGTGCCACTACAAAACATTGATGCAACAGATGCCAAGGATGTTGGCCTCAAGCTACGCACCGAAATTGCTGCAGCATTGATTCAGGTCGGCTTTGACCCAGCGGCAGTTACAAAGGCAGTTGGTTTGCCTGATATGAAGCACACTGGTTTGCCTTCAAGTCAATTGCAACAGATTTCAACAATTGACCCAGCCGACCCAACATCTGTTTATGAGGTTGAGTAATGCCTTACCTTGTAAGTGATAAACAGGCAGATTGCTCAGGTTGGGCAACAGTTAAAGAAGAATCAGATGGTTCTTATACAACAATTGCCTGTCACGATACAAAGCAAGATGCAGTAGATCAGATGGTTGCAATTTCAATTTCCGAAGATATGGAACCAGGCGGGGAAGTTCGTGCAGTTGATTTGAGTGTTCCAGCGTTTATTCGTGAGAACGCACAAAGGGGATTGGATTATCTTAAAGAAGGTTTCGGGGGAGATGGTTTAACCGAAGGCACCAAGCGTGAAGCACGCGAGATGGCAGCAGGTCGAGTAAGTGAAAACAAAGTTCGAAAGATGGCACCGTGGTTTGCCCGTCATCAAGTAGATGGACAAGCACCAAAAAATAATGACCCGTCAGATTCACAGTACCCAGGCGCAGGGCTTGTTGCTTGGTTGTTGTGGGGTGGAGATTCCAACTTTTCTGATAGGGCACAAAACTGGGCGCAACGCAAAATTGATGCGCTTGATGCCGAAGCCGATTCAAGGAGCAAAGTGAAAAAAATTGAACGCCGTACTTTTACGGTACAAGATGTTGAAGCACGCCAAGCCGAAGATGGAACAATGCGCTTGCGCGGTTATGCTGCAGTGTTTAATGATGCAAGCGTTCCACTACCATTTAAGGAAACTATCGCCCCTGGCGCTTTCCGTAAGACATTGAGCGAAACACCCGATGTTCGCTTGCTTATTAACCATGAAGGTTTGCCACTAGCTCGTACAAAGAATGGCACATTGACTTTAAGCGAAGATGATCGTGGGCTTTTTATGGATGCCATCATTGCAGATACAACAGAGGGGCGCGACCTTTACAAGTTAGTTGAGCGCGGAGATGTTGACCAAATGAGTTTTGCGTTTCGTGTTATCCGCCAAAAGTGGAGTGAAGATCGCTCAACTCGCACGCTAACTGAAGTTTCACTAGCAGATGGAGATGTTTCAGTGGTTACTTATCCTGCCTACCCAACAACAACAGTTGAAGCCCGTGAAGCACTTAATCACGCAATGGCCGCACTCAAAGAAGGTCGCGCACTAGATGGCGAATCAACTTTGGTTATCAACTCAATTCTTGAGAAGGTTTCAGAATCTTACGATAGCCTTGAAGAAGGCAAAACAATGCTTGAAGTTTTGTTAGGGCTTAACACACTCACCCCAACTGTTGAGGTCGAAGAACCTGAAGTTGAGTTAGAGCCAACAGATATGCCAGCGCGTTCAATTTCCCTGCGCCTAGCCAAAGCAATTATCAATAACACAAAATAAGTTTCTGCTGCACAAGTAGCAGATCGAAGTCGGAGCAAATCCCACACCCTAAAAGCGCCGTGGAGAGCATTGCCACCACCTCAAACAATTACAAACTCATTGGAGAAATAATGTCAAAGTCATATCTTGATGTTGCTCTTGAGCGCCGTGATGCAGTTAAGGCAGAAATGGATGCAGTTCTTGAGGCAGTAGCCGCAGAATCACGCACCGACCTTACTGCAGAGGAAACCGAAAAGGTTGATGCTCTCGTAGAAGAAGCACGCGCACTAGATGCAAAGATCGAAAAGTTCACAACACAGGCAGCAGCAGATGCAAAGGTTGCAGAAATGCGTTCATCAGTTGCAGCAGTTGTTGCACCAAAGGTAGGCGGAGCAATCGTTACACGCGAAGCACGCACATACTCACCTGAAGCTGGCGTTTCATTCGTAAAGGATGTTTTCAACGCACAGGTTCGTGGTGACTACAACGCACAAGAGCGTTTAGCACGCCACACAAAGGAAGAATCAATCGAGCGCCGTGATGTTGATACATCAAACTTCGCTGGATTAGTTGTTCCACAATACTTGGTTGACCTAGCAGCACCTTATGCTCGCGCAGGCCGCCCAACTGCAGACTTTGCAACTGCAAAGCACACACTTCCAGTAGCAGGTATGTCACTAGAGATTTCTCGCATGACAACTGGAACATCAACTGCAGTTCAGGAAACACAGAACACTGCAGTATCAGAAACTGATGCTGACGATACACTGCTCAGTGTGCCAGTGCGCACGATTGCGGGCCAGCAAGACCTATCCCGACAGGCGATTGAAAGAGGAACAGGCATTGACACATTCGTTGTTGCTGACCTAATCCGTTCATGGCACACAACAGTTGATGCTCAGGTTCTCAATGGAACAGGCAACAACGGACAGTTCAAGGGTATCCGTAACTCAGGTGGAAACGCAGTAACATTTACTGCAACAACACCAACAGTTGCACTTCTATATCCAAAGTTGGCTGATGCAATTCAAAAGATTCAGTCAAATGTGTTTGAGACACCAACACACTGGATTATGCACCCACGCCGCCTAGCTTTCTTGCTAGCAGCGACAGATTCAACAGGCCGCCCACTTGTAGTTCCAAATGCACAAGGACCAATGAACGGTTCAGCAGCAGGCGCAGGCGCAGCAGGATACGGCAACTCAGGTTACTCAATGATGGGCTTGCCAATCATTGCTGATGCAAATGTTGGAACAACATACGGAGCAGCAACAAATCAGGATGAAATCTACTGCGTAGCAGCACCTGAAATGCACCTATGGGAGCAGCCAGGTTCACCATTCGCATTATCATTTGATGCAACTGGTGCTTCATCTCTAACAATCAAATCTGTTGTGTACGGCTTCGGTGCGTTCACTGCAGAGCGTTACCCACTAGCAGCCTCAATTATTTCAGGCACTGGTTTGGTAGCACCAACTTTCTAATCGAAAGTTAACAAATTGTAAGAGGCGGGTCTTTCTCCCCCGACTGGCCCGCCTCTTACTTCTTAAATGATTCGGGGGAATCTATGAAATCAGCACACAAAGTTTCAATTGGCAGTTGCGACCCAGGAACAGTTAATGGTGGGTTTGCATTTAGCTTGATTCAGGTTGCTCAGTCACGATCATCGCGACTTGGCCCATTCATTCGCATCAAAGGTTCAGGTTTGCTTTCAAAGCAACGCAATCGTTTGGTAAAACAGTTTTTAGAAACCAAATCTGATTGGTTGCTAATGATGGATTCAGATGAGCAACTTTCGGTTGAAGCATTTGATAAGTTGATTGAAGCTGCACACGACACAGAGCGCCCAGTTGTAGCAGGTTTGGTGTTTGCTAGTTTTGAAACTGGCTATCCATACCCACAACCAGTGCCAACAATTTTTCAAGATGCCCCTGAAGGTTTCTTGCCATTAAATAAATACGATAAAGATTCAGTTTTCCAAGTAGATGCGGCAGGCACTGGATGTTTGCTAATCCACCGCAGCGTTCTTGAGGCAATTCAGGCAGATGCCGACCCACACCAGGGGCAAGATTGGTGCTGGTTTTGGGATGGCCCAATCAATGGCGAATGGATAGGCGAAGATTTACAGTTTTGCCGCAGAGTTCGTTCGCTAGGATTTCCAATTTATGCGCATACTGGCGCGATACTGCCTCACTCAAAGAGTTATTGGCTAGATGATCGGCAGCACGATATATGGAACGCTTAAAAAGAATTTTAAGAATTAAGGTAAAATCAAAGGAAACCGCTACCGCCGTTCCACAACTGGAACGCGCAATGCTTCCCAAAGTAGAAACGAGAATAAAGCGTGGCGATAACTAACGGGTATGTAACCCTGAATGAAGTTAAGGATGCACTGAATCTTGAAGATTCAATAGATAATGCAGCCCTTGAAGTTGCTATTGCAACCGCTTCACGCCAAATTGATGATTATTGTGGCCGTTTCTTTTACAAGGATGGCACCGAATTAGTACCAGCAACCCGTTATTACACCCCAACCGACTATTGGATTTTGCCAGTTGATGATTTTGTGAGCATCAGCGAGATTGCAACTGATGATAATTTTGATCGCTTATATGGCACTGTGTGGACTGTCAGCGATTCAATGTTTGAACCAGTCAACAATCCTTCACGCGGTTGGCCAATGTCTCGCATTTTGGCGGTTGGCTCTTATGTATTCCCATGGAACCTGCCACAATCGGTACGGGTTAAGGGTGTTTTTGGATGGTCAGCGGTGCCATACGAAGTAAAAACCGCAGCAAAAATTCAAGCCTCTCGCCTGTTCCTGCGTAACCAGTCACCATTTGGCATTGCTGGTAATACAGATTTAGGAACAGTGCGTTTGGCTGCAAAGCTAGATGCCGATGTTGAGGCACTACTGCGCCCCCTACGCAAGAACAATGGGTTGGCTAAGTAATGTTGCCAAGTGCCGTTAGAAACGGCTTAAAAGCCAACCTAGAGGCAATTAAAGGGATGCGTGTTTACGAACTAATCCCTACAGTGCCAGTTGCCCCTGCAGCAGTCGTTGGCCAGTTGGACTTCACATTTGATTTGAATAATGCCCGTGGACTTGACCAGGCAAACCTAGATGTTGTTGTTTTGGTGCAGCGCTTTACAGAGCGTTCAGGCCAAAACGAACTTGATAAGTACCTTGCAGGTAGCGGGGATTTCTCAATCAAGGCAGCAATTGAATCTGATCTAACTCTTGGTGGGGCTTGCAGCACTTTGCGAGTTACATCAGCCGAAGCGGGAACTTATACCGCTGGGGATATGGAGTTTCTTTCGTACCGCTACCGTCTCACCGTTTGGGGATAAGGAGAAAAATGAGCTACATAGTCACATCGGATGTATTCACACCGAAGAAAAAGGGTGAGTCAATCACCGAAAAAGAATTGCTTGAACTTGGCCTCAACATTGATGCCTTAGTTGCAGGCGAATATCTAAAAAACACCGCAGCAATCAAACCAGTAGAGGAAGTAAAATAATGCCACGCATAGTATTAACAGATGTGTCAGTTACAGTAAATGCTATTGATCTCAGCCAATTTTTAACTAGCGTTACACTTTCAACAAGTGTAGATGTTGTTGAAACAACAGGAATGGGAAGCGCAGCAGCAAAAACTCGTTTGCCAGGATTGAAAGATAACTCTGTAACGCTAGAATTCAATCAAGATTTTGCAGCAGCAGGGCCTGAAATAACAATCAATGCAGTTGGTTCATCACTTGTTGGAACATCAGTTCCTATTGTAATCAAGCCATCATCAGGTGCAGTCAGTGCAACGAACCCTTCATATTCCTTCACTGCGGTTTGCAGCGAGTGGCAAAATGTTCAGGGCAGCGTTGGTGAACTAAGTACCATTTCTGCAACTTGGCCAATCTCAGGCGCAATTACAAAAGCCGTTTCATAAATGCCACGCCTTGTTCTCAATAACGCCTATGTGCTATTTGCAAGCAACGATATTTCGGAGTTTGTGACACAGATAGAATTGAAAACAAGCGTGGATACAATTGACACAACCCAAATTGGCGCACAATCAAGAACGCGCCAGGCTGGAGTGTTTGATAATTCTGTGACTTTTCAGTTCAATCAAGATTATGCCGACAATGCCCTTGAAGAACTTGTCAATGGTACTTCAATGGCAAACACGACAGTTGGAACTGCAGTTGCAATGCAGATCAGGCCAGTAAATGCACCAGTAAGTGCGAGCAATCCAAAATACACATTCAATGCAGTTATCACCGAATGGCAATCTGTATCTGGTGAATTAGGAAGCCTTAGCACTGTTCAGGTTTCTTGGCCAATTTCAGGTAATATAACAAAATCAATCACATAAACTAGGGGGAAAAGATGGATGGATTATCAATTAAGTTAAAAACAACTGATGGTGTTGAGGCCTCTTACAAACTAACGCCTCGCATCATTGTTGCATTTGAACAAAACTTTGGTGGGGGAATGCCTAAGTTGCTGGGCGAAGGGCAAAAAGTAGAATATATCTATTGGCTTGCCTGGAAAGCGTTGCAGACAAACGGCCATGTTGTAAAAGTTTTTGGGCCTGAATTCTTAGATACTCTTGTTAGCGCCGAATTGGATGCTGATGAATCTTTCGAATCCACCGCAACAGCCTAACTTATACGATTGCAGCCGTTGCGGTTGAAACAGGTATTCCAATCAGTGATTTGCTTGATGCGCCTGAAGGTATGCTTGAAGCAATCACTATCTACATGAAGGAACGAGCTAAAGCCAATGGCTGAAGAAGTAATTGTTCTGTATGGCATTAAAGAAACTCTTGATGCACTTAAAGAGTTTGATAAAGATGCAGTTAAGCGCTTCAACAAGGTTATCAATACCGAATTGGCGGGGGCAGAGCGAGATGCCAAAAACATCATCCAAGATCGCCCACCGATGAGTGGCTGGCGCAGAGCCGATGCTGCCAATGGCCGCACTCGTGGTGGTGCAGGTTGGCCTGGGTGGGATGCTGGTGAGATTAGGTCAAAGATTACAAAGACAAAGGCGCAAGGCAGAGTTCGTGGCAATTACACAACAAGTGCAGGTGCTTTACTTAACAAGTCTGCAGCGGGTGCAATCTTTGAAACTGCAGGTAAGAAAACCAAAGCAGGATTTGGTGGCGGTTCAGGGTCGCAATTCCTGCGAACTTTAGGCAACAGATTTGGTAAAGCCTCGCGTGTAGTATGGCGCGTTGTTGATAAAGATAGAGCAAGAATTGAAGAAAATGTAGCCCGTGCGCTTGAAGAAGCAAAAGCCGATCTACAGAAACACCTACAGGGAGAGCGAGCTAAATAAATGGCAGTTGGCGCAGTTGTAGCCCGCATCCTCACCCAGTATTCTGATAAAGGTTCAAAGGCTGCTACAAAAGACATAAACAAATTGGGCAAGAGTTTTGACAAGTTTGCCAAGAAATCTGCAAAAGCCTTTGGAGTAGCAGCGTTAGCAGCAGCAGCATTTGCAGTAAAGATTGGCAAGGATGCAGTTGAAGCTGCAATGGCAGATCAAAAATCACAGGCACTTCTTGCTAACTCTTTGCGCAATACTGTTGGTGCAACCGATGGTGCAATTGAGGGCGTAGAAAAACACATCACTGCGCTTCAAAAGCAATTTTCAGTTGTGGATGATGAACTTCGCCCTGCATTTGGTCGTTTGGCTGCCGCGTTTGGTTCAACTACTGCAGCACAAGAAGCAATGCAAATTGCATTAGATGTAAGCGCCTTTGCTGGCGTTGATCTTGCTACTGCAACAGAGGCGATAATTAAAGCAAGTCAGGGTCAATACAGAGCGCTTAACAAACTTGTGCCAGGTATCGGTGCTGCAACAATTGCAACAAAAGATTTTGGCAAAATCACCGATAAGGTTACAAAGATTGTAGGCGGTGCCGCTGCCACTCGCGCAGGCACCCTTGAAGGCAAGATGAACGGCCTTAAAATTGCATTTGGCGAAGCCATGGAAACTTTGGGTTATGCGCTTTTGCCAGTGCTTGAAAAGTTTGCCACGATGCTTACAACACAAATACTTCCAAAAGTTGAAGATTTTATTGCACTCAATAAGGACAAGTTAGCGGCAGGATTTGCTTTTGCTGCTGAGATGGCACTCAAATTGCTTAACACTGCAGTTGCATTTTCTAACTGGTGCGCAAACAATATGGGCCTTGTAAAAGGTATGGCAATATTGATTGCTGGAATGTTTGCAGTAGGTCGGCTTGCTGCCTTTGTAACTGCAATACAGGCAATCACTGCCGCAATGGTAGTTTTACGAACCACTGCAATTGGTGCTGCGATTGCAGTTGCACTTACAACAGGTGGTTCAAATCTTGCACTGGGAGCAGCCGCAATTGCAGCATACTCAGGATATTTATATTTTGGTCAAGATGACCCAGCCAAAAAGGGTAAAAAGGGCGTTAGCCCACGCGGTAATTCAAACAATCGTGATTTTATTACTGATCCTTTTGGGCCTGCTACTGATGGCCTTGAAGATTTTACTAGTGGCTTGAATAAAGCAACCGCAGCAGCAAAGAAATCTGTAGATCAGTTAATCAATGAAGCGGCAGCAAAGAAAAACTTAGAACGGCAAAAGATGCTTTCGGGTTCAACATCACTTGCAGTTGGACAAGGTGGCAAGTTGTACGGGGCAAATAGTGGCAGAAATGTAATTGTCAATGTTGCAGGCTCAGTTACCACTGAAGGCGATCTTGTCACCGCAATTGCAAATGGATTAAGCCGCACAAATCGGCGTAGCTTTGGCAGCGCTGGGGGGCTTCTAACACTATGACCGCATTTGATGGAATCACAACGCCTGCAGTAACAGTGCAATTCTTAAAAAGTGGTTCATTTGTCACAGTTGCAACCAGTGATGTAATCAGCATAAACATTCGCCGTGGCCGAACACGCCAAAGTGAGCGCGATCAATGCGGCACTGCCGATATTATTCTCAACAATTTCAGCGGTATCTATAACCCTGATAATACCGATGCAAGTAACCCTTATGTTGTCAGCGGTGTAAACATCCTGCGTGATGGTTTGCAAATGCGCATTGTGGCTACAATCGGCGGTACCGCATACAACCTTTACTACGGCTTTTTGGAAATTACACGGGTTGATCAAGGCGAAGCCCCAGCGGTAACAATGACATTTGTTGATGGCATTGCCTACATCGCCGATGCCCAGGCACCAGCACTAGCCGCTGCCGCGAACGCTGAAACCGCAGCCACTCGCGTTGGCCGTATGTTAGACATTGTGGGCTGGCCAAGTGGCGGTTCACGCTCACTAACAGGTTCAGTGGGGATGCTGGCTACAGTGCAGAATCGCTCTTGTATGGCATTGATTTACCAGGCAGTTGATGCCATCGCTGGCCGTTTCTATATCTCACGCAATAATGTTGCAACCCTTGTGCCTCTTGCTGACAAGTTCTCACGCCCAACCCAATTGCTTTTCACTGATACAGGTGCAAGCAACACTGTTGGCTATATGGAGTTATTCACCAACCCTGGCACTTATTATGTTGTGAATCAGGCAGTGGTTGATCGTGGCAATGCAAACAAGCAATACACATCAACCTATAACCCAAGCAAAAACTCATACGGTATTGCTAAGGCAGTTTTTGATGCACCTGTTGCAACCGATAGTAATGCTCAAAATTTAGCCTTATACGAATCACGCAAATTGGCTGACCCGCTTACCTATGTTGAGCGCATTGATTTTAACGCACTGGCAGTTGGCGATTATGGTGCCTTGTACCCTGACTTTCTATCAACTGAACTTGGCGATCAGGTAAGCGTTGTGCGCTCAGGTGTGCAATACAACCTAGTTGTTGAAGGTATGGCGTTTGTAATCGTGCAAAACAATTGGATGATGAGCTACACCACTTCAGCCATTAACCCTTACAGTATTACCATCTAGGGGGAACAATGCCTTTATGCCCGCAGATCACTAACACGCCAATCACAGTTTCATTGACTGCAGATTACACAGTTACCAATGTGTTGCCAGTTCTTCCTGCAAATACTGAACAACTAGCAGCAACTGATGCAAATGTTGCAGCGGCGGTGGCAACGGCAAATGCGGCAGCAGCAACTGCAGGAACTGCTCAAAGCACTGCCAATACCGCCCTTGCCAATGCAGCAACTGCATACAATGCCGCAATCGGCTCGCTTCAGCCAAGTGCCAGCACCATTGTTAATGCCAGCAATCAAATGACTGCAATAGCAGCCAACGGCATTACAGTTTATTCAGGTGCATCTTCATCAAGCGGTGCGCGTGTAGTAATGAACTCTGTTGGCCTTGCTGGTTACGATGCTTCAAACAATGCAACTTTTTCAATTACTGCATCAACAGGAGCCGCAGTATTTTCAGGTTCAGTTACTGGCGCAACCATTACTGGCGGAACTCTTAATATTGCTGGTAATGCCATCATCAATTCAAGTGGTTTATTGACTGCAACAGGTGCCACTATAACTGGCACGATCAATGCAACCGCAGGCTATTTTGGAACTGTAAGCAATGGATTCTCAATTAACTCAACAGGTTTGGTTGGCGTTGGTAGCGGAATCATTGTTGGCGGAACAATCACCACTAGCTCAGGTTCAAACTCAGTATCTTTGGTTGGCTCAAGCAACTCATTAACATTCAAAAATGGCGGCAGCAATGTAGGCCATATTGTTCCACTCTCAAGCAATGGTGTGATTATGCACTACGGCGCAACCGCCGATGGTTCAGGTGGAACATTCCCGCAAATGTTCGTTGGTTCTGCAAATGCTTCAATGTCTGCCAGTTCAACACATAGCGTTGGTGTTTCAACATCAATTGGAATTAACTTAACTGCATCAACTGGTGGCATCAATCTCAATAGCCAAACCAACTACCCAGGGATTGCAACGGGTGCTGGTAGCACAATGGTTGTTGTTACTACAGGTTCCCGTATTGCTTACACAACATCATCTGAACGCTTCAAGCAAGATATCCAATACATTGCAAGCCCAGGATGGCTTGATAAGGTAATGGCGATGAAGCCAATCACCTACAAAACAAGTGAAGATTTTACAATTGAAGGTGAGCCAAATGAAACACAGTATGGTTTCCTGGCTGAAGATATTTATGATTTGGGTGGCGGTTTAGAAAAAGCCGTAGTTCTCGACCCACTAGGCGAGCCTTTCTCACTTTCATATGATCGTTTAACTGTATTTCTAACGCTTGCAATCAAGGAACTCAAAGCTGAAATAGATCAACTCAAGGGGGAATAATGGAAAAAGAGATAGACATTCAAGAAGTCTTGAAGAATATGCGTGAAACCATCGGCGTACTCGCCCAGGAAAACGCAGTTCTAAAGGCACAACTCACACTTAACTCATAACGGGAGAACCGCGCAAATGACACCAGCAAACTGGGCAGGCTTAATTGTCTCAATCATCGCAATTGTAAGTGCCTTTACAGGTGCAGTTCGATGGCTTGTTAAGCATTACTTGGCTGAACTCAAGCCTAATGGTGGCAGTTCAATGCGCGATTCAATTAACAGACTTGAAGCACAAATGGACATTGTGCTTGACCTATTGGCAAAGAAGTGAGAGCAACACCAGCGGCAATGGCGGTGCTACGCCAAGCCACCGCCCTGAAGCCATTGCGCAAGAAACTTTCAGATGGGTTACTGCCATCGGCTGCCCATCAGGTTCAAAATCCAAAGTCTGATCACAATACTGGCCTAGCCGTGGACCTTACCCACGACCCTAAAGGTGGCATTGATTGCGCTGAAATCTTTGAGAAGTTGAAAGATGACAAGCGCGTTAATTACTTAATTTTCAGCGGAAAGATTTGGTCAAAGGCCAAAGCTAAAGAAGGCAATCGCAAATACACTGGTTCAAACCAGCACACTAAGCACCTTCACATTTCCATCAAGGCAGAGTTTGCCAATGACACTTCACCGTGGTTTTGGTGGCTTAATCAGCCCAAAATAATTACACAAATCGGTGCTAAAATCGTACCGATTCCTGCAAAAAAAGCATACAAAGCCGAAGTTTGCACTTGTTGCAAAGTTCACGGCAAGAAATAAGGGAGCAATCAAATGGAACAATTCAAGCAAATCGCACTTTCTTGGTTTCGCGCAGCAGCAGCAGCAGCAATTGCCCTGTATCTTGCAGGCGAAACTGATCTAAAAACTCTTGGAATGGCCGCCGTTGCTGGCGCTGCAGGTCCAATCTTGAAATACTTAGATTCATCAGCAACAGAATTTGGCAACGGCTCAAAGTAATCCACCCCTAGTTTTTGGAGCAATTAAATGGCGGCAGGTACCTTAGATTTTACGATTGAACAAGGGGCAACTTTCAATCTTCTTTTAACTTGGAAAATTAACAATGTTGCAGTCAACCTCACTGGTTACACTGCTCGCCTACAAGCACGCGTTGATGTTGAAGATACTGAAACAATACTGAGCCTAACAACTGCAAATGGTGGCATCACACTTGGCGGCGTACTTGGCACAATTAGCCTAGATCAAACTGCCATTCAAACAACACTTTTGCCACCAGGCACTTATGTTTATGATCTTGAATTGATTGCCTCCAATGCAACAGTTACCCGCCTTGTGCAAGGTGAGCTACTCATCAGCGCAGAGGTGACACGATGAGTTCAATCGTCTATGTATCCTCAAGCACCACCGATGTAATTGCTGAAATTGCAAGCCCTGCCGAAGTTATTATTTCAAACCTACAAGGTCCACAAGGCGTTGCAGGTCCTACTGGCCCGACAGGTCCAGCGGGTGCAACTGGTGCAACAGGTGTAACTGGACCTGTAGGTGTCACTGGTCCAGTCGGTGCTAGCGGTGCTACAGGTGCAACTGGTCCTATCGGTGTCACTGGTCCTATCGGTGTCACTGGCCCAATCGGTGTAACTGGTCCAATCGGTGCAACAGGTCCTCAAGGTATTCAAGGAATCCAGGGTGAGATTGGTGTAACTGGTCCAATTGGTGCAACTGGTCCACAAGGAATTCAAGGTGTAGTTGGCGCAACAGGTTCAACTGGCGTTACAGGTCCACAAGGTATTCAAGGTGATGTTGGTGCAACTGGCCCAGTAGGTGCAACAGGTCCTCAAGGTATTGTTGGTGCAACTGGTGCTACAGGACCCGCAGGTTCAACAGGGCCAACAGGCGCTGATTCAACAGTGCCAGGGCCAACAGGTGCAACGGGTGTGATCGGTGCTACTGGGGCAACTGGCCCTATCGGTGCCACTGGCGTTGCTGGTCCAACAGGTGCAACAGGTGCAAGCGGTCCAGCAGGTGCCAATGGTGGTTCAGCAACAATCTTTGAATATGCAGCCGATACATCTTCAACAACAGGCAAACCAGGTGCGGGCGATATTCGTTGGGGCAATGCAACACAAATTAACTCAACTCGAATCAACATAGATCACATTGACGATAATGGCGATGATATTGATTTCTTGCTTGCCTTACTTAAAGCAAATGATTTTATTATTATTCAAGATCGAGATGTTAACAATAACTTTCAAAAGTTCTTAGTTACAGGTGCGCCAGTATTGCAAACTGGTTATGTAGAATTGCCAGTTGTCATTGATTCATCAGGTGGCACTGGCACAACTAACTTTTCAAACTTTCAATTGCTTGCACTCGTTACAATTGCAACTGGTTTAACTGGTGCAACTGGCGCTACTGGCCCCGCAGGTGCAACTGGGCCAATCGGAGCTACTGGAAACACAGGTCCAACTGGACCTATCGGTGCTACTGGTGCAAGCGGTGCTGATTCAATTGTTGCTGGCCCTACTGGTCCAACTGGACCAATCGGTGCCACTGGAGCTGCTGGTGCAAGCGGTGCAAATGGTGCAGATGGTGCAACAGGTGCAACTGGACCTGCAGGAACTGCGGGCGCGACAGGTGCTACTGGTCCTCAAGGTATTCAAGGCGTTGTAGGTGCAACTGGACCTGCAGGTGCAACAGGTGCTACTGGACCGCAAGGAATTCAAGGCATCCAAGGTAATGTTGGCGTTACTGGACCTGTTGGTGCCACTGGTGTTGCTGGCGCGGTTGGTGCAACAGGTGCAACAGGGCCAGCGGGAACCAATGGCGCAGTTGGTGCTACAGGCGCAACTGGCGTAACTGGCGCAACTGGGCCTGAAGGTATTGTTGCTCAAACAACGGCACCAACAAATACTGATGTGCTTTGGCTTGACACTGATGAACCTGCAGTTGCTGCAACTACACCGCCAGTGACTCAAATGGTAACTGGTCAGCATTATTTCTCAGGTACTGCATTTAGTATTGCCTCACAAAGTGTCAATTTCACATACTACATTCCATTTTATGTGCCTTACACAACAACATTTGATCGGATTGCATTGATGACGGCCTCAACATTTGTGGGAACGGGTGCTGTTCGTCTTGGAATCTACAACAACACAAATGGAGCGCCATCAACGGTTTTACTTGATGCGGGAATAGTGGCAACAACTGCTGCCTCAACAATTTACACAATCACCATCAGTCAAAGTTTGAGTGCAGGTGTTTATTTCTTGGCAGCAAATTCAACAACTGCCGCGACAACAAACACTTTTAATTCATACACGGCAGTCTCTGGGATGATTCCAAATAATTCAACTGGAACCACATCAGGTAGTTTTAATCGTGGGTTTTCTCAGTTTGTAAATGTCACATCAGGATTTGCAACCGCCGTGAGTCCATCATTTAGCAACGCCTCTCTTTACGGCGTATCTTTAAGGAGTGCATAAAATGCAAATAATTACTTATGGACTTGGTGGCTACGATCAAAGCAAGCCCAACGACAACATCATTGAAATTATTGATATACCTGATGAGGAAGTGACTGAATAATGGCACAACTAAAATACTGGGATGGCAGTGCCTGGGTTACGGCAATTGTTGGAGCGCAAGGTGAAACTGGCCCACAAGGTTTAACGGGTGCAACTGGACCTACAGGTGCCACTGGCCCAGTCGGAGCCACTGGCCCAGTCGGTCCTACAGGAACGACAGGTGCCACGGGCGCGACAGGTGCCACTGGCCCATCAGACTTTACAATGGTATTTATGGGTGCCTATTAAAATGACAAGAAACTGGAGCAACAACTAATGCCACAAACATCAAAGGCACTCTTTCGAGGCGCTGCAACCACAACCACAACAACGCTTCTTTATACAGTTCCAGCTTCAACAACAACTGTTGTAACTGACATTGTGGTTACTAACACTGCAGGGTCGGCTGGCACATTTACGATCTCACTCAACGATGTAAGCATTGCAACAACAGTTTCTGTTGGGGCCTATGATTCAACTGTGATTCCACTCAAGCAAGTGTTGGCTACAACTCAAACGATCAAGGGCGGCGCATCTGCCACCACGATCAACCTTCACATTTCAGGTGTTGAGATTTCCTAATGCCATCAAATAACAACATCTATAAGATGAGTAACGCGGGTGGCTTTAAGTCACTCAACCGTTACTACGATATGTTGGCTGGAAATGCCACTTTTGTTGAAACGGCTTATGAATCAATTGCTAGTTCATCACCTGCTGGTTCTGCCAACATAACCTTTTCTTCAATTCCTCAGACTTATCAACATTTGCAAATTCGTTTTTATATGCCTGATTGTTCAACTGCACCAGGTAATCTTTGGTTTTATCCAAATGGTGATACAACTGGAAATAAAACATTGCACGAAATGAATGGAACTGGTTTTGCTACAACTTCTGGTTTTGCTAATGGATTGCCTTGGAACCGAATTTGTTATCAAGGTGCAACTCATGCTTATCCTTTGGTTTCAATTTGCGATTTGTTTGATTATGCAAATACAAATAAATTCAAAACTTCTAGGGTTTTATGGGGTTCAAATAGAAATAATAGTGGTGCGCCCTACGATACCTATATTGGCTTAACATCAGGATATATACCAATTATTAATGCTTTTACTTCTTTAACTATTGGCAGAGATTCTGGAAACTTTCCAACTGGAACACACATTGGCTTATACGGAATTAAGGGGTAACAATGCCATCTACATATGAGCCGATTGCTACAAGCACCCTTTCAAGCACTGCTTCAATTATTACTTTTTCAAGTATTTCAGGTACTTATACTGATCTTGTGCTTGTTGTTTCTTGCCTAGATAACGGCGCAAGTCGTACCCGATTGCGCTTAAATGGTGATTCAGCAACAAACTATTCACGCATAAATCTTGTTGGTAATGGTGTAAACCCTAATTCTTATTCAGCAAGCAATGAAACATTGTTTGATCTATCAGTGGCCGCTGGAACATCTAGCACTAATCCAACTGCTCAAATTATCTCAATCAATAATTACTCAAATACGACTACTAATAAAACAATTCTTTCGCGATATTCTTTAGCATCTGGAGCAGTTGAGGCAATGGTTGGTCTTTATCGTTCAACTGCTGCCATAACTTCAGTTTCTTATTTTACGCTAGGAACAATGCAAATTGGCACTACTGCAACTCTATACGGAATCAAGGCGGCCTAATTATGCCAACAACATACCAAGCAATTGCCACTGTCACAGTTGGTTCAGGTGGAGCTGCAAACATTGTATTTACAAGCATCCCGCAAACTTTTACCGACCTTGTTCTTAAAGTCAGCACAAGAACACTTGCTGCTGGAACTGCAGATGCTTTGGGAGTTTATCTAAACGGGGTACAGACAAACAGATCACGCATTAATCTCACTGGTAATGGTTCAAGCGTGGCTAGTGCTTCTTCAACATACCGCGATCTGGGTGTTTCAAATGGAAACGGATCTACGGCTAACACTTTTTCAAATATTGAACTTTATTTTCCAAACTATACTTCATCCAATTATAAATCAATAAGTTCAGATTCTGTTTATGAAAACAACGCAACAGCGGCAGAAGCAAGTTTTTACGCTGGTTTGTGGTCAGTCACAACAGCAATAACAGCCATAACATTAGACAGTGCAAGTGCTGGTGTAAATTTTATGCAATACTCAAGCGCAACACTTTACGGCATCAAGAACTCATAGGGAGAAAAATGACAACAGCAATTGAAGTTAACTGCGAAACGGGCGAGACAATTGAGCGCGAACTAACTGCCGATGAACTAACCCAGCGTGAGGCAGATGCGGCTAAGTTTGAGGCAGATCGTGTAGCTCAAGAAGCCGAAGCAACACAAAAGGCTGCAGAAAAGGCAGCATTGTTAGCAAAGTTGGGCATTACTGAAGATGAGGCTAAGTTACTTCTTGGCTAAATAAACAGATTCGGGGGAACTATGCGTTTTCACATCGTGGCACTGCCACACACACAGGTAACAAAAGAGTTTGCAGGATGCGCTTTTACTGAAAAGGTCAGGCGATTCTGCATAATGATGCACGATCTAGGCCACGAGGTATTTCTTTATGCTGGCGATGAAGTCGAAGCACCTGTTACCGAACTGATTACTTGCGTTTCCAAAAAGCAACAAGAGGCAGCACTTCACGATATAGCTCACTACACCCAGTTCCCGTTTAACGGGTGGCTTTGGGATAAGTTCAACGCCAATGCCATTGAAGCAATTGGCCAGCGCATCCAAAAAGAAGATTTCATTTGCTTAATCGGCGGCAGCGCACAAAAGCCAATTGCCGATGCCTTTCCTGCGCATATGTCAGTGGAGTTTGGCGTTGGCTACGGCGGTGTGTTTGCCAAGTATCGGGTGTTTGAATCCTATGCTTGGATGCACTCAATCTATGCAGGGTGGAAAAACCCCACAACTGCCGATGGCCAGTTCTACGATGCAGTGATTCCTGGCTATTTAGAACCTGAGATGTTCCCACTGGGAGATGGCAAGGGCGATGAAAAGGGTGAGTATTACCTGTTCATTGGTCGGCTGATTGATCGCAAGGGATACAGAATTGCCCAAGAAGTGTGTGAGCGATTAGGCAAGCGGCTTATCTTGGCAGGGCCTGGTGAGCAAAGCGGGTATGGCGAGTTTGTGGGCAGTGTCGGCCCTGCCAAACGCGCAAAGCTAATGGGCGGTGCCACTGCCACCTTTGCCCCAACACTTTATGTAGAACCTTTTGGCAATGTGGTGATCGAATCACAGGCTTGTGGCACACCTACAATCACAACTGATTGGGGTGCATTTACAGAGAACAACCCTGAAAGTTCAGGCTTTAGATGCCGTACTTTGCGTGAATTTGTGCAGGCAGCCGAAGGGGTCAAATACCTAGATCGGACTAAAATCCGAAATCGTGCAGTTTCGCTCTATAACCTTGATACTATCGCCCTTCAATACGAAGCATACTTTCAGCGATTATTAACCCTTTGGGGCGATGGCTGGTATGAGATGGGGGAAACAGATGGAACGCGGTGAAATCTTAGATGAAGCCAAGCACCTTACTCACGGTGATCGCAATAAGAATTATGGAAAGCCATTAACAAATCATCAGCGCATTGCTGGTTTATGGTCAATTTATTTAGAACAAGAGATTTCTCCATCTCAAGCTGCGATCTGCCTTGCACTCGTCAAAGTTGCCAGGTTGATTGAATCACCTGATCACCTTGATAGTTTTGTAGATGGCGCTGCATATTTTTCAATTGCTGGCGAGATCGCCACAGATTAAGTTTTAGGCGCGAAAACGCCCCCATAGAAAAACCCCCTGCAGCCGTTCCTGCGGGGGGTTTTTCGTTTCTTAAATTATTTGATGTAATCGCGCAATGCTTGAATGATGATTGCGGTGGCGGTGGTGCCTTCATTTCGCGCTTTTTCTAATGCCAGTTGCCACAAGTCGGCATCAACGCGGATTGATCTAAGCGGTGTCATAGAACTACGCACTCAGTCATTGAACCCCAGCACCAGCCAAGAAACTCAGCCGTTGGTGCATCAATGCCAACCCACCAAAGGTTTGCAGCGATCTGCCAAGCCAAGATAATGCCAAGTGCAATTGCAACTGCGCGTACGCGCTTGCCACGCTTTGTAATCATT